CATAGATTTCCTTATTGAGAATAGCTTGCTCGCCGATGTTTGCCAGTACCGGCCAGTAGTAGTCATATCGTCCGGTGCGACTCCACATGCGGTCGATACCCTGCTGGTACGTCTGGTCAGTACGGACAACTGCCAGACCCATGATAAAGCCGTGTTCCGTAAAGGACTTAGTAAACATAGGTTTGTTCATTGTGGTCACACTCAGCGCCGCCGTGTTGCCCTGCGGGCTTGTGCTGTCGGTCGAAGAGGTCTGGATAACCTGTGACACGTTGATAGGTAGTCTGTAGCCTCCCAGATACTCCGGAATTTGCATTCGGCTGTCGGGTGAGATAACTCCAAAGTGCTCTCTCAGAACTTCGCGGTATCTCGTGCCGCCTCGTGCGTCTTTTTCCAACAGTTTCTGGATTTGGAAAGCCTGACGCAGCTGGTTGATGGTTGTTGCGTTTACGCTGCTGAGGTCTGCCATGAGGTAATGGTCTATTTCCTTCCCGTTTATTGCTGGCGTGTCCGCTCCCTGTACTCTGTACGTTCCCACGTTTTGTGTGTACTGTAAGCCAAATTTTGCGTTGTAAGTATTTCCGTTCGCTGTGTATTGCCTTGCGTATATGTCATTTTGACTCACTGTTTTAAGGTCGTCTTCGTATGGCAGCACAGGAGCATTTCCACTAAGAGGCAGAGCAATCGGTTCACCTTTCTGAGGTTCTGGCAGCGCCCCGGTGTAGTAGTCAAACACCTTTGCGGCCTTAAGAGGCTTTGCCAAAGTGATGGCGCTGTCGTTGGTTTTGCTACCGTCGTTTTTGCCGGTTGTGGTTGCGTCTGTCACCTCTACAAGCGTTGGTTGTGTGACGTTCTGGTTTCGAAACCACTCGTTGTAGATAAGGCCATAGGCTCGGCCCGGCAGAGCGCTCACGCTGATGCCCTCAACCTTGGTCGGTAGCCCCAGATAGTCTGCAAGCGTACCCTCAGTCCATCCGCCTTTTGGTGCCGTCACCTGCGGGATGCTGTACTCTGTTTTAGGCGTCCATGCGGTTTCTTTGTTTTCCCCCATAAACTCCTTCCAGTGTTCCCAGAGTAGCCGGTTGGGAACGAAGAAGAAGTAAAAGTCGCAGAAAGCGTTGTCCATCACAGGAAAGATTGGCGTTGCCATACGCATGACACAGGCCGTGTCGATTTCGTGCGTATCTCCGGGTAATCCCTCATCCAGATAAATCGGGATGAGGTCGCCGGTGTTAAAGGTGGTTTTGTTGTCACTGTTGCGCTGAAATCTGCTTCGGCTCACTCCTACCTGTGGATTCTGTGCAAAGTTATATTCACTGTTGCGGTTCACTCTGCTCCCTCCTTTTTCTCTGTCGTGTTTTCAGCCGGCTTTTCTTCCTTCAGAAGGCCCATTTTATCGGCCCATTCTATTGTGCCGTAGGCCATGACGTACTTTTCCACGTCGTTGTCCCATTTGTTTTTGACTTCGATAGGCAGCGCTTCAAACTGCTTTTTTGCGTCCTCTATGCGGTTGTACCATGTGTGATAGTCCGTTGGCACGTCGGTGATGTCCACCATCTGTGCACTGTTCTGCCATTCCTGGCCGCCCAGCGCCGTCGGGTCGTAGGTCGCCCGCTTGATAATGTTCTCGATTTTGGTTTCCTCTAGTCGGCTCTGGATGAGTGCATAGACGTCGTTTTCGCCGGTTTTTACCAGCTCCCTGCCGGTTTCGGTTACTTTGTACTCGTATTCGGGTTCGTGCCCGTTCCCGGTCAGACTCGTATGCCTCACGTGGCCGCTGTATGCGCTTCTGAACTCACTCATTTGGCTTGCCCTCACACACCAGCATTTTGGTGTTATCGATAATCTGGCCGGTTTCGTCCTCCATGGTGCAGATGTAGTACAGCTGGAAGTCCTCCGGCTTCATGCTGATAAAGCTGTCTTTGTTTTTCTGCTGGCTCTCAAAGAGTCTGCTTGCAACAGCGTCGTTCTGCTGCTCGAAAAGTCCGCTGTAGGACTTGGCGACTTTGTCGTAGATTGCATAATAACGTTTGAGCATTACAGTCTGGTGCCTCCTCTCATGTTCTTCGGACTTACGTTAACGGCCTTGGTTTTCTTCGCCGTCTGGGTAAAGATTTTTTTGTCCTTACTGCTGGTCATTTTGGTACGTTTTGCCATTGCTTTCGTCCTCCTTGTCGCGCAACGCGTGGTAAATCGCGTCCAGCTTTTCTAGAATCTCCATCATGATTTTGATGGCGTTTTTGACGTCTTTGATACTGATGATTGCCATTTGTTGAGTACCCTTTCTGCCATTTGGCTTTTGTATTTGTATATTTCTTCTACGATGGCTTTCGCCTCATCTACAGTATACGCTTTTTTGAGTTGCCTGTAAAGTTTTTTGATGATGTATTCATATTCATCCTCTGTTTTTGGTCCTCTGTATCCTTTGTACAGCTGGTAGTATGCTCTGTTGTCCATTTTTGTCTCCTTTATATTATTTCGCAGTCTTCCCAGTCTTCATCGGTTTTTTCGATTCTTTGTAGTACCCAGTGCCACGAGTCTTCGATATACTTTCCTCGGATTTGGTAGGTGTATTTTCCTTTCTCCACTTTGTGTCCAGCTTCCAGATGGTTTAGTTCTTCTCTTGTAAATCTAGGCATTTTCATTTTAATCCCTTCCTTTCTATGATTATTTTATCATATTTTTTGAAAAAAGTCAAGGTTTTTTGAAAATAATTTGAAGAATTTTGTCTTGAAGGTCATGCGCTAGGCGCGGTGCGCCGTGCGAAGAGCATGACGTAACTTTTCGGTTTCGCTCGTCGGACTGCCTTTATTTGAGTTTTCAACACTTTCAACACTTTCAACAGGTTTTCCACAAAATGTTGCACAAAGACTTTTGTGCATATTGCTACACTTTCAACAATTCAACAAGTTTTCAACAAAGTTTTCAACAATGAGATTTGCTTATTTTTTACGTTGTTGCGTTACAAATTTATACTTTTCAACTTTTCAACAGCCCCTACTACTACTACTACAACAAGTTATATATAATAGATTATGTTTGTAAATACACGTGCGTGCGTGCGCGTTTCGCGCGTGCGTGCGCGTGAGCGTAATTTAGCTTATGATTTGCCTCGTACCTCGGTAGCCCCTACGAGGGGCGTATACGAAAGGGGTCTCCCGTGGCGACAGGAGACCCCTTCTTGTTTTTATGATGCTCTTAATTAGCCGTGGATAGCTGTGAAACTTGGGTGTGGGCCTAATCCTTATCTTGATAGGATTAGGCCCACTGACACTATAACAGCCCTCTGGCTGTTCTAAACTTTTGCTGTTTTGTTGCTTCTTCCACCTTTGCCTCTTGTTCGATGGTTAGCCCTGTATTGCTCATTTTGAGCTTTAGCGCGTTGATTGCGCTTGATTGCCTTTTGCGTTTCGTTTCCCATAGGTCTTCCGGATGCTCACTTTCGTACTTTTTATCAAAGTACCTCGGTATCGGCCTTTTTTTGCCGTTAAAGTATAGTCCATCATCTGCGTACATCTTCTCTTTGTGGCTCGTGTAGTAGTCGTAGCCTAAACCCGGATTCCTCGACATACAACAATAAGGCGGCGTTAAGCCTAGCTCCCTATATCTTTTGTTGTCGTTTCCATATGTCTTTTTGGTGACGTATCCTGCCACATAAGCCATCGTTTCCGGTGACGCTTCTGCAATGATGACATTACCCATGCCCCAGATTTTGTCTATCTCTTCGCTTTCGAAGTACGGATTATCACCCCTTTTTTTCTTGAGGTCTGGAATTTCCAAACCATAATAAATGCCGTGGTGATGCGGTCTGCCCGTGTTTTCGCCGTATTCGCCACAATAAAAATATCTTAGGTCTAAGCCCCATTTATCGGACGTTTCTTGCTTTTTGCGCAGTCTCTTGTTAAAGCGCACCATGTCTTCTTGTAGCAGTATTTGTACCACTTCCGGCGCGTCTCCGGTTGTCCACTGGTGTGTTGCACCTCTTATGATTTCGCCGGTTGCTCTTACCATGCCCGGCACGTACTCTTGATTCCAGGTCAGAGTTAAAAACCATACCGGTGACAGTGTTTTTGACTCCATCAGCATTCTTGTCTCCCAGTCTTGTCGCTGTCTGAGTCTGCATCCTAGACATTTGCCACATGGCAGTAACATCACGTCTGTCCTGTACGCGATACTCTCATACGTTGCTGTTGGATTGTGCGCTCTTTCGCGGTACGTCTCTAGGGTCATGATTGACCCTGTTATGTTATGGTCGTTTGGGTTGTATACCCTTATGAGTGGTCTTGCACAACTCATTTAAAACTGCCTCCTCTGCTCCCGCCGAAGCCGTCTTTATCTCTCTTGCCACTTGTTGCGGTTTGTTTGCCGCTGTTGTTGTTTTGGTTTAACCACTGACTTAAATCCGGAAAGTCCGTTTGATAGCTGTTGTAACCGCTGCTGTGTTGCTCTCCGTGCGAGTCTGTCCAAGACCAGCTTTCGGCTTTGGTCTTGCTGTAGTTTGCTACTGTGCCGGAGATTGTCGGCATACTAGCTGATTGTGTCCCCACACTTGGCGCGCTTATAGAGCTTTGCCCGATTGAGCCTTGTGCCCCGCTCGGTGTGCTTGCGCCGCCCTGCTGATAGGCGAGTATAGGATTAAGCCCCGCTGCTTTCATGTCTGCCATAGCCCTTTGATAGCTCGTGTTACTCATGCGTTCCTGCCATGCCCTGTTTGCGGCCGCCTCTGCTGAGTTGTAAGACATTGCTGCATCCTGCTGGATGCGATTATAAACGCCCTGCTGGATAGCTCCCAGAGTGTTTAAGCCCAGAGCCAAGAGGCTGTTCTTATCGTTTTGCTGACTCTGCATTCCCTGCGCTTGCTGGCTTTGCCCAAGAAAGTATTTTGCAAGCTCTTGCGTTTGTCCCATATTGACACCGCTTTCGCCGGTCATTGTTGACCCGCTTGCGCCTGGGCTTGTCTGTTATCCGCTTGAGCTTGTTGCTCCGCTGCCGGATGTGCCTTTGAGTGCGTTGAATATGCCTGTTCCGGCGTTTATGAGTGTGCTCACGCCGCCCAGTAATTTTGCGCCTGTTGCTAACGCTGCTAAAATTGACATATACTAAAACAGCCGGGTTTTGCCCCGGCTTCCTCCTTTCTTAGTGATGGTCGATGAGTCCCGGAATACTGTAGACCGGCATGCATCGCGTTGTTTTGTTCATGAAATAAAAGTCTGCAATGAAGTCCGGCTGAGACTGTACTGCAAGAGTCCGCTTCATCTCGGCTTCGCCCTGTTCCATCCAATCGGTGCTCAGAGTAGGCAGTGCGTTGTAGTCCTGTGCATAGTGCCATGCGTCGAGACTCTGTTGTGCGTTGCTTCGGAACAGGCCGGTAACTTTGCTCGGCTTATACCGATAGTCGGCCCATGCTTCCTGGTAGCCGAATGCTTCATTGTCCTTTGCGTTGCCCTGTGCATAGATTTCCTTATTGAGAATAGCTTGCTCGCCGATGTTTGCCAGTACCGGCCAGTAGTAGTCATATCGTCCGGTGCG